AGGTAACGGTAGCGAAGCTGGCAGACCAAATCATCGTGCGGGAGGATGCTGACATTGACCGCATCGGTGAGGCGGTGGCCAAGCGTGTGGTACAAGCGGCCCGCAATATGGCCCCAGCGTAAGGAGGTGGCAGTGTGAAACAGCGAACTATTGAACTGAGTTTTAACAACCATGCGGAGATGTTCAATCTCCCCATCAATCCCGCAGAGTTTGAATTTACCGAGCCGCACAATAACCAGCGGATCACGCTGCTGAACATTGGCGAAGTAAATCTGATTGGGCATAGGGGGCTGGTTTCCGGCTCCTTGTCCAGCTTTTTCCCCTCGACCACCTCCCCGCTGGCCCGATATGCTGACCGGGAACCGATGGAGTACATCCGGCTGCTGAAGAAATGGAAATCCAAGCCGCAGCCCATTCGGGTGATCATCAGCGACTGTGACTTCAACCTGGCCATGAGCATCGACGACCTGACCTACGGCAGCCACGAGGGGGATAAGGATGTGTACTACACCCTGGAACTGTCGGAATACCGCTTTTTGAACGTCCCCGCCGTCAAGGTGGAGAGCCAGGCCAAGAGCCAGACCAGCGGGCTGAACACCCGCCCCAATACCCAGGAGGCCCCCAAGACCGCCACGGTGGTGTCCGGGGACTGCCTGTGGAACCTGGCTAAGAAATACTACGGCGACGGGGCGCAGTACAAAAAAATCTATGAGGCCAACAAGGCGGTGATCGGAAGCAACCCCAACCTGATCAAGCCCGGCCAGAAGCTGGTGATCCCATGATCCAGAAGCAGCTGACGGCGGGGGGCAAGGACCTCTCCCAGCTGGTGGAAAAGGTCACCTGGAGCGGCGACAGCAAACAGGTGGCCCGAAAGCTGACCTTTTCCATAGCGACTCGAAGCACAGACCGCTTTCTCCCCAAGGTGACCATCAACGAGGGGGACAGCGTACTGTTCAGGGACGGGGACAGGACCCTTTTCGGCGGTCCCGTCTTTGATATTGAAAAGTCAGCCTCCGGGAATCTCACCACCTTTACCGCCTTTGATTTGATGTTCTACATCAACAACAGCGACATCAGTAAGATTTTTGACGATACCCCGGAGGCCATCACCGCTTGGATATGCTCCCACCTGGGCGTCCCCTTCGGTTCCGCAGCCCCCACCGGCATCAAGGTATATCTGCCCTGGCTGGGCAAGAAAGCCTATGAAGCCATCATGGCGGCCTACACCACCGCCAGCCGCCAGAATGGGAAGAAATACATCCCCCTGATGCAGAACGTCAACCAGGTGTGTGTGATTGAAAGGGGGACGCTGTGCGGGGTGGTGCTGGATGGCGGCTATAACTTGACGGAGGCCACCTACAAAACCAGCCTGCAGAAGCTGGTGGACCGGGTGATTGTCACCGACAAAAACGGCAACCAAACCAGCGTGGTGGAGGACGCCGGGGCGCAGTCGAAGTATGGCGTGGTGCAGCGCGTTTATAAGCAAGAGGAGGGCGAGGACACCGCCTCCGAGGCCAAGGCGCTGCTGCACATCATGGATCAATCCGCAACCGTGACCGCCACCAGCGACACCCGCGCTGTCTCTGGCTATGCCATCGCCGTCCAGGAGGCCACCACGGGGCTTTATGGGAAGTTCTACATCGAGAGCGATACCCACACCTTTGAGGACGGCAAAGAAATGATGCAGCTGACCCTGGCCTTTTCCAATATGATGGATGAGAAGGAGGGCGGCACTTAAGGAGGTGATACCATGTCTGAACGGTGGGCGGTGGAAATGGTGGAGGCGCTGCGCTCCGGGGGAAAGGACAGCGGGCTGATGTTTGCAGAAGTCAAATCCGTGGCCCCGCTGACCATCCTGGCCCACGACCAGGTTATCAGCAAGGGGCTGTATATCAACCCGGCCCTGCTGGTGTGGGCCGAGGGTGGGGGTAGCCGCATCCCCCCGGAACTTGCCGGGCTGGCTCCCCACCCGTATTCGTTCCTGACCGAGTTCCACACGAAGTATGTGCTGAAGGCGGGCGACATGGTGGTGGTGCTTCAGGTGGGGGCTGGCTTCTACATTATGGAGAAAGTGGTGAAGGTATGAGCATCTTCCCATTCATCGACCCGGAGGCGCTGGCGGCCAGCCAGGACAACACCCTGCCCATGTTCCGGGAGTATGCTTACGACTACGAAAACAACCGACTGCTGCTCCGGGACGGCCAGACCTACCTGGTAGAGGGAAACGAGGCCCTGCGCATCTGGATATTCAAGGCTCTGGACACGGAGCGGTTCCGATATACGGCCTACGATTCGGACTACGGCAGCGAGATCGACACGCTGATCGGAGCCGTCAACAGCAGCGTGAT